ATAGTTGGGATGATCCCTTTGTCGCCTACGATCCAGTCAGGCATTGACTCAGGATTATCCATTAGGTAAAGCGCACATGACTCACTAAATCCAGCCTTGCGTGCAGCTCTAAACATTTCATGTTTGGCAATATAAAAAACTTCTAATTTACTTAAAGGCTCAGGAGTGTGGCGAACTACTCTCCGGTTTACTTTTTTTCGTTTAGTGTGTTTCCGTGTGTTCGCCATAGCAAAATTATCGCTTACTGATTAAGACGAACAGATCATCAACACGCTGTTCAAGTCTAGTAATTTGATCTTTAATTGAACTGCCAGAATTCGGTTTAAGTTCGCTTAAAAAACTTTTAATAACCCATCGTAGAGCCAGCAATAAAGCGCCCGCGATACTGCAAACGCCAACGCCAAATGCGACTAATTCGTTCGGTGTCATTTTTCGCTAAGACCATAATCCGCTTCGCTCCCTGATTTTGGATCAACTGCTTTTACAATAGGCGCAACTAAAGCACCAAGTAAAGTTGCGTAGGCTGGATGGATGTCAGCTACTATTGCTAAGGCAACTGTTATTCCACTAGCTGCGACAGCTCTTAAATATGACTTAATTGCTGCTTTGTGTTTTTTGGTTAGTTTCATTAGTTGCCTTTCAGTAGCGGGATGTCGAACTTGTCGCCATTTTGGTTTGGTTTGAAACTTACATGGATGTGCTTATGATGTGGATTAATGCCCCGATATTTAACCCAACGCCATAGCGACTTTGCTGAACATATTTTACCAGCATGGATTATGTAAGAAATACGCTTATCTTTTTTTGCTGCGAGTCGAAGCTGATCTGCCAAAGCATGACTAATCCCTTGTTCGTCAGATAAGCCAGCGTCAATATCGATCGCGCATACCTCACCTGATGGTCTTGGGTTATGATCGGATTTTCTTGATTGATGCTTAAGATCGCCGATCCATCCATCAGCTTTCCGGCTGCGATCCACGAAAGCATCATTTACTTGATCGCGTAAAGTATGAGCAGCTTTAGATAGATAAGGCTTCATTAGCCAAGCAGTAATTTAAGTTCATCAGCTGTTAAACCAAGACGATCGGCGATTGTTTGGCGTGCTGCTTCTTTTGCTTGAGTTTCGGCTTGTATTGCTGTAATTTGTTTTTCACGCTGCATACGCTCTTTTGTTTCAGCAGCCGTTTCATCGCGCTCTGTAATTGTTTCCTCGCCTGTAATGCAATTAAATTCTTTTTCAGTTATTTTCATTAGTTCGCTCCATAAACAAACATAGTTCCTGCGTCAAAATTATTACCATATAAACTTACTGATGTAATTGCTGCTGATGCTTTGTATAATCCTGAACCATGCATCTGCCAATGCTCATCGCCTGTACCAGCGGGTGCGCCAAAAAAATTAAATGTTTTCCAACCCGTTGTGTCCGCTAAATCCATAGTGATTGACCCAAGTGCAGTACCAGCTGCACTATCAGTCAAATAGCATAAATCTGCACCCGTTGCACCTGCTGAACCATTTTGGTTTTTAACATTTGTTGCCGACCAAGATGGATTTCCAACAATTGCACCAGCCAAATAAATGTGATTTGTTGCGCCCGTATCTCCATTAAATCTTACAGAAATTTGCGCACCTGCTGCACTATCAGAGGCGTCAACAAAATAAATCCACAATTTTTTCTGCGCTGAAAATGATACTGTTGTAATGCTACCCGATAAAGATGTACCACCTGAGTTAAGTAATGTGTAGCCTGTTGGCCCGCCAGCAGGAGTTGCCCACTTTAATCCTGTGGCTGTTGATGAATCTGCTGTTAATACTGTGTCATTTGCGCCAACTGCTAATCTTGCAATTGTGTTGTCAGCAGTTCCAGCAATTAAATCACCTTTTGCATCAACAGTTGCTTTTGCAACAGCTGCTCCAGCATTTGTGAAAACTGTGCTATCGATTGCAGTTCCAAGCGATCTTATCGCTGCTGCGCCATCTTTTACTAGCGCGGTGTCATCTGGAGTTGTCCAGCTGTAGTTCGTGGTAGTTGCCATTTTATCCTATCCTCATGCGATTATTGTAGCGTATTCCCAAGTTAAAGCAGGGTCTATTGTGTTCCAAGCCTCTGTGATTGGCACAGTATTCCAGCGCATAGCCACTTGGCTAAACGCTGTTGGTGAAACATTAATTGTTAAAAACAGTTCATTAAATCGTGTGCTCCAAGACCAGCCCTCAACATAACCCTCAAATGCTCCACCTGAAATCTGAGTTGGTAGATTAGCCAAATAAACCGGCATTCCCATAAATACGCCCAAAAGATTATCTCGATCTGAGTTGTCGATTTCTGAGTTAGTTATTGGAAAAGTAATCGATTGGAATTTAGGTAATGGATAAGCTCTTTGTGCAATATAACGATCTGCAACCTCTTGAGCATCGGCTGAGCCATGAATTCTTGAGTTAATGGTTTCGGCTTTGTAGCCATATAGGGCAATAGATGCCGCATCTGTAGCTGTTTCCTGTGAGTTATAGTTATTGCCATAATTAAGATAAACATCATTCCTAACATCACCTGAGCGCATAATTGTAGATAGGCCATTACCTAAAGCATGACCAGCATCTAGATCAACATAACCATTGGCTAAAAGATAAGTTTGCCTATGGTCTGCATCTGCATAACCTATGTTTCCTGCATTATCCTCATAAATATAACCAAAAGCAGAATCGGCAATATCAGATACAACATTGTAAATCGTGTCGGTTACATTTGATTGTGAACTCATCGTGTAAAGACCAGGTTGATCTATTTCGCCAAGTCCTAAATTAACAGCTTGAAGCCAAGTTTCAGTTGCATTATAAGTTGCCCATGTTGAAGCTGCTGGCACATCATTCCAAGTTCCAAGCAATACGCTAGAAAGGATTTCATAGATTTGATTTCCATCCTCATCTTGAGAAATGTTGTCATTCCAAATTTCTCTGGCTATTCTGGCAAGTGATCCCATAGCAATAATGGTGTATTCAACTACTGTAGCAACAGATCCAGTAGCACCAACTTCAACAGTTACATCTGTAATATCCCCACCAAATAGGCTTACAAAAGATCCTGAACTATCTTTGACCTGTAGATCTAAACTGTCATTTATATCAAAAGGTAAGGTTTGACCATTTAAGGCAACTAAAGAAATTTGAACATAAGATGGATTTGGCTGTGAGTAGATATCATCACGACCAGCCTGATGCTGAATATCGCTAATTGCTATGTCAGTATAATCAACCCCACTGACAGTTAATTTCCAATCAGGATTCCATACTGTCATGGTTACTTCTTAACAGCTGCGCGTGAAAGGTATGGATTTGATCTGGCTGCACTTTGGTTTATTGCCCTACTAACAGCTCTTGCTGCGCCCTCACTATCAATTGCATTAACAGTTATATTTGTAACGCCTTGACCTGTGGTATATGTGCCACCGCTTGCTCTTGGAACTGATGGTAATGATGATCTAGCAGCTGATGGAGCAGGGTTTGGAATTGATCCAATATTCACGCCTGGAACTATATTAACTACTCTAATAAGTTCATTTGCAAGTGATACCACTAATCCGATTGCTTCTCTTATAAATGTTATAAATCCTTGAACAATACCAACAACTACTGAAATTGCTTTTCCAAAGTTTTCAGCACCTCTTTGAGTTTCGGCAAGTCCAGCACTTAATCCCTCATCACCTGTTAAACCTGCAATAAAAGCATTGAGGGTTGGAATGCCTTGATCGTTTAAGAAAGATATAAATTGCTCAACTGCTGGCAATAAAGCAAATCCTAAACTTTCCTTAGCCTCATCAAATCCTACTTTTAAACGATCGATTTTTCCTTGAAAGGTTTCAGCATTTGTAGCTGCTGCGCCACCATAAAGATCAGCAAGTTTTTGTTGAACTTCGGTAAAAGATAATGTTGCAAGTTCAGCTTTAGATAATCCAAGACCTAATCTGCCAAGAGATGTTTGATTACCATCTTGAGCACGACCTAAAGCATTTGCAACAGTTTCTAAATCTTTACCTGATGCAGCACTAATATCTAAAGCAAGGGTTAATAACTTTTGGGCTTCCTCAGTTGATTTTGTAGATACTGCCAATCTCTGCATCGCTGGACGAAGTTTGTCATCAGCAACACCTGTGGCTAAGGATGTCTTTAGGATCATGTCCTCAGTTGCCTGAATTTGGGCTTCAGTAGCCCCTGTGGCCTGTCTTAGGGCATTGGCTAACCTTAACTGTGCCTGCTCATCCTCTATTGCAGCCTTGACCCCATCAACGGCTAATTTAGTGCCATAAGCAACGGCAGCAGCAGCAGCGACTGCAAAAGCAGCAGCAGCCTTTTTTCCAAACTCTGAAATCTTGCTTGAATTGCTTTCAACGGCTTTATCAGCATCGCCTAACTTCTTTTTTAAGTCATCAACATCGGCAAGGATTGATAACTTTAATGTGCGATTACCGGTTGCCATTAGACCCATTCCTTAATGATGCGAGTAAAACTTTGTTCCCACTTGTTAATCAATTCAGGCTGAATTCTGCGAAGGGTTGGATAAATGAACCATCCGCGAGATCCACGACCTGACCGCCCAGAATATGAAGGGAACTGTTTGAATTTATTTGAACCAAACTCAACACCACCCCATAGGGTTTGCGTAGTAGCACCACCTGAAAACTTTTGTCTTGCGAATCCGTAACTGAACTCACCGATCTTGCTTGATTTTTTAATGCTAACGCCATCCGCGACTCTTTGCGCAACCGCGCCTGCCTTTGTTCGACCTCTAGCTGCTTGCTTAATTTCCTCAGATGCAAAATACGCCAGAGCAGCAGATTGACGGCGTGCTTCATCAGTAGCCTGTTCATCCATAAGTTTAAAAGCTTTGTAAATATCGCGCAGGTCTTTTTTGTTGTAGGCGATTGTTTCATTTGCCATACCTCTGCTCCAATACTTCTATCGCTGTCAAAATGTCGTCTGAATCAACCCATTCACTCATTGGAATTTGTGTGGCTATTGCCAACTCAACCAATAATCTGTTTAGGCTTCCTGCTGGATGGCTTTTGGGTTTGCATCACCGACTATTACATCAGCAACTGTTTCCATCCATACTTCAAATCCTTTTACTGGTTTTCCTGCTGCTTCTCGCTTATGTGCGTTATAAGCCAAAAACATTAGATCCCACATGCCAAGTTTTTCTTTTGCTTGGCTTATGGTGTGACCAGTTTGCTTTTCCCATTTAGCCCACTCAGGCGGTTGGGCAATATAAGTTGCTTGCTCGCCTGAGTTATATTCAATTGTAATTGGTAACTTCATTTTTTGCTCCCGTTTCTATTTCTTAACTAAATGTTTCTGTTACTGCTCCACCTGAAACTGTAAATTCAAAATCAACAGTTTGTGCATCAATTCCTGATCCACCGGCTGTTGGAAACTCTGGCTTTACTGGGAACACAAATTGTGCGCCAGTTGCAGCTGTTAGAGTAATTGAAATGTCTGTATCTGGAGCTGTTTCTGCTGCTGTCCATAGAGCCTCGCAAACTGAGTTTGCCTTGCCCCAATCAGCCAACATTGATAAAGCGAATGTTCCTGAAATGTTTGTGGTTTTATAAGCAGTGCCATCAAGTGTCTGGTATTCCTGACGCTCATTGACCTTTGTTAAAACTGCGCTGGTTGCTTGCGCTTCGATGTCTGTTCCACCTGTGAAAGACAACGAAATATCGCGACCAGTGATTACTACTGTTGCCATGATTATTTCTCCTTAGACTGTGCGTGTGTAGTAGGTAGATACTCGAACATCTGCGATAAGCAAAGTCGATGCTCCGACTGTGGTAACTGTTGGTCTTTCGACCGAGCTGACAATATATCCAACTGGAATTACTGCCAGAACGCTAATGACTAACTGCTCAATGTTATCAAGTGATGCAGGATTGCTGTTGTAAGCAACTGCAACTGATATTGTAAAATTAACTTTGGCTCTAATGTTGCTTTTGTTTATTGTTTCAAATTCTAGGTATGGGCTATCAGGCACGACAACA